GCGTATAGAGTGTTTACCCCGGAACTTAATAAGTGGCATTGGGTTAACCCTAATGATGTTCCAAAATTTTTAGAATCCGGACATAGAATAGGGAGAAAATAATGCCGGCCTGGACAAATTTTTGGCGAATCGTGCAGCCGATTTCTCGTAAGACCGCGTACAGTCAGCCCACCGTTAATTTAGATGATGGAATGAATCTCAACTCGGGAGGATATGCATCATTTTCCACCGTAGCTTGGTATTCTAATCTTCTTAAGGGCGCTACCGCCCGCCTTCAACGCTATAAACAGTATGATGCAATGGACACTGGAGATGTTTCTAGAGCTCTTGACATCATTGCTGAAGAAATTTCAAATCCTGATAAGCGCACCGGTCTTCCCTTTATCATTGATTATCAAACTGAGGAAAATCAAGAGGTCCCTGACACCACGGTTTCAACAGTAAGAGCTGCCCTTCGACACTGGGCTAAGTTTCATAGCCTGAACAAGCGCGTTTATAATGTCTCACGCGTCATGGTAAAGTATGGTGATTGCTTCTTTAGAAAAACCTCAGACACCAAGAAGTGGGAATACATTGATCCTACTCGAGTTATTGGAATTGAAATAAATGAAGATGGTGAAAAGGTAGCGTATCACATTCGTCCTTCAAGTTTCATGAACACCGTGAATATGAAAAAGACGATGGCAGCAGACTCAGTTGAGATATCCCCAGCCGGGGCAATACTTCACTTTACTCTCTCAAACGACATGGGTGAGACTGCACCTTTTGGCCTATCGGTTCTTCAATCCGCTTTTAAAGATTATCAGAAATTGACGATGCTTGAGGACGCTGCAGTTATCTATCGCATCGTTCGTGCTCCTGAACGTCGCGTGTTCTACCTTGACGTCGGTAATATGCCACCTCAACGGGTAAAACAGTATCTTGAATCCGTCCGCAATGATATTCGCCAAAAGAGATCACCGAACACAGGAAATGCAAATCAAACCGACTCCCAGTACAACGCTGAGTGCTTTGATTTATCAACTCGCATCCCACTTCTTGACGGTCGCACTTTGACACTGAGTGAAATCATTACTGAACACCAAGCTGGTAAGAAAAATTGGGCTTATTCCTGTGATCCTGTTACTGGAAAGTTTGCTCCAGGTCCTATTACATGGGCTGGTGTCACAAGAAAGAATGCAAAGGTAGTTAAGCTCACGTTGGATAATGGCAAGGAAATTATTTGCACCCCCGACCATAAGTTTCCAATTCGTGGTAAGGGTAAGGTTGAAGCTAAGGATATATTGGTTGGTGAAGATAGCTTGTTCCCATTCAATACGCGAAATGCGCCCATCAATAGACATGGTGGCGAGTATCAGCAGATCTGGAATAATGCCACCCAGGAGTGGATATGGACACATAGAACAGTATCTAAATTCAAAGATCAGCACAATATTCCAAATATAATGCGACATTTGTTTGAAGGCCCTGATGAGAAGTGTACAACTATTCATCACTGTAATTTTAATAGGTTTGATAATTCTCCAGACAACCTTGTGCGAATGGAAAATAAGGATCATTGGAGGTATCATTCTGACAATATCAATAGCGGTATTATCTGGGAAGGATTCAAGCGCTGGAAAGAAGAAGGCGGTGAAAGTTACCAGTCTTGGCAGGCTAAGAACGTTGAACGGTGCAAAGCATGGTCTGAAGATTCAGTGTTCATGACCGCACAAACTAGTTCATGGAAAGAGTTCAAGCAAAAGTCAGCAAACTTCAACCACAAGGTAGTGAAGATAGAGCTGCTGGAAGAGCGCCAAGATACTGGATGTTTGACAGTAGATGGAAATGAATTATACCACGATCACCATACCGTCGCCCTTGATGCCGGTGTTTTCGCGGGCCAGAGTATTCAGGACGATTTTTTCTTCCCCACAACAGGAACGGGGCGTGGCTCAAGAGTTGAAACACTTCCAGGTGGGGCTACCTGGGATATGCCTGAACTTGATTTCTTCTTGAACAAGGTCTTCCGCGCTCTTAGGGTCCCATCATCCTACATGAAGGGCACTCAAGAAGCTCCGGGCGCAGTGTATAACGATGGTAAGGTTGGTATCGCTTACATGGAAGAACGCATCTTTGCAAACTTTATCATTCGTCAGCAATCATGTATTGAAGAAATCTTTGATGCAGAATTTAAAACCTACCTCCAAGTCACAGGAATCAATATTGATCCTGATCTCTTTAGGCTAAAGCTCGAGGAACCACAGAATTTTGCTCTTTATCGTCAAGCAGCTCTTGATGCTGAACTCATTTCATCATTCAAATCAATTGAAGAAACTCCTTACCTTTCTAAACGGTTTATGATGGAGCGGTTCCTTGGATTAACTAAAGATGATATGCAAATGAACGAAGTAATGCTAAAACAAGAGCGCAACATTGAAGACCAACTGCCCGTTAATTCATTACAGCAAATGTATGATCCTAACGTTGAGGCTCCTAAGTTGAAGGTTGAAGCTCCTGAAAGTGGAAGCGCTGAGGAAGCTCCACCAGAGGAAGGTGGAGGCGCTGAGGAAGCTCCACCAGAGGAAGCTGCATAAAGGTAAGTGGTGGAAAAGTGATAGAGACTTTCCCTTTCCATAAATAATCTTGTATATTTTAGGTTAAAACGTCGCTTTTAACGCGGAAAGTCAAAGGACCAATCAAATGAAACAACAGCTATTAATTGAACGCTTCACTCCAAATGATCCGAAGTTGATCGAATCACGTGATGAGTTCAAAAATCTCTTCTTGGCGGGGCGCATCATGACCTCCGAGGAAAAGAACTTAAACGGTCGCATTTACCCTAACGGTGAAATCTTAAAGGCGGTCAATCTTATCAATGAAAAGGCAAAATCGGGAACTCCGGTTCTTGGTGAGCTTGATCACCCTGATTCCCTAGGGATTAACCTCAAGAACGTTTCCCACATCATCACAGAAGCTTGGATGGATGGAAATTACGCAAATGGTAAGTGTAAGGTTCTGAACACACCATCAGGGCTAGTCGTTCAGAACCTTGTAAATGGTGGTGTTAGGCTTGGGGTCTCATCCCGTGGAACTGGTAACGTCAATCACAGCGGCATCGTCGAAGACTTCCAGTTCGCAACGCTTGATATTGTAGCACAACCGAGTGGTCCTGGCTGCTACCCAGATGTAGTACGTGAAGCTGTTGGTGATCACAAGATCATGACGCTGGCAGAAGCCGTTGTTGAAGATCCAAAGGCACAAAAATATCTTACGGCAGAAATTCAGAAATTCCTCAGGTCAATTCTGAAGTAAATATCTGAAGGAGCTGATTAATCAGCTCCTTCTTTTTAACTTTTGAATGATACATATTATGTCAAGTGTGAAGAATGAAATTCTCAAAAAGGTAGAATCAGCTGGAAACAAAAGCGTCAACGTGAAGAAATTAAAGCGGGTTCTAACTGAAGAAGGACTTCTTGAAACAGTCCGCCTCGCCAAATCATCTGACAATTTAACGGAATCATTTTATTGGTGGATTAACAACCTACATGATTACCCATGTACGTGTAGAGTGTGTAAAAAGCCCATAACTCTCTTTTCCGGTTTTAAAACTGGCTACACTTCAATCACTACCTGTTCTAACACTTGTGCTCAACTCGATCCACACACGAGAGTCAAAACTAAGGCTACATGCATGAAACGCTATGGTGTTGAACATCAAATGAAGTCGGCGCTAATTAAACAGAAGGTCACCGATACTATGATGGAGCGGTATGGTACCATCTCGACCTTAGCGCTTCCCAACACTAGAGAAACTATCAAGGCTCTATATGGAAATGAAGACATTTCAAAGACCGAAATTTGGCGCCAAACTACGAAACGTACAAGTCTTGAGAGATACGGTGGCAGCAATGTGTCTAATGATAGCCCGATCAATGCTCGAGCGCGCCACACAATGTCGCTTGAGCTTGAGCTTCCCTGGCCTAATGAGCGCTCTTTTCAGCAACTCGCTGCTTGGACTAATTCTAAACGTTGTATAATTAACACTGCGAAGACTAGAGGATTTCAACTCTCTGATATCAATGTACAGGAGAACACTGTAAATGCAACCCACGCTGTGTGTGGAACATCTCAAGTGTTCAATATAGGTTATGGTCTTTTTAGATGTCTTCACTGTGAACCTAAAAATGAATCACGATTTGAAAATTCTGTCATTCAATTTCTTTCTGATAATGGAGTTACAAACATTATTCGTAATGATAGAAAATTAATTTATCCACTTGAACTTGATATTATTTTACCAGATTTCAATTTAGCAATTGAGTGTAATGGCGATTACTGGCACTCATTTGACGGGCCTGAAACAACTGAACAGAAGAGGAAACATCTTTCTAAGCTTCAAGCAACCATCAAGGCCGGACTCTCCTTAATTCAAATCAGTGAGCATGATTGGATTCATTATCGTCAAAAAGTTGAATCAATTATCTTAAGCCGACTTGGAAAGCTAAAGCGCGTCTATGCACGGGAAACAGAATGCCGTAGAATTTCTACAGGAATGGCCGCAAAATTCTTCAGAGATAACCATATTGCTGGGGTCGCTCCTGCTAAGATGGCGCTCGGACTTTTCAATGGTGAAGAACTGATCAGCGCAATCTCACTTGGGCCTCTCAGATTCAGTAAAACTGACGCCTGGGAAATTATAAGATCGGCGGCAAAATTAAATCTGGTAGTTGTTGGTGGCCTTTCAAAACTATTAAAAGGCGTAAAAGCGGAGTTAATGAAGCTTGAAATAAAAGAACTTATAACCTATGTTGATCGACAGTACTTCACCGGAACATCACTTGTTAAACTGGGTTGGACAGAACTGAGTCAAACTGAACCCGGTTATGTATGGTTTTATAAAGGGAGACGTTTATCTAGAGCCCAAACACAGAAATCCAGGTTAAGAAAAGTACTTGGGGAACAATTTAACGAAGAGATGACAGAGATCACTAACATGTTTAGTAATGGTGCTAGCCGTCTCTGGAACTGTGGAAATTTTAAATATTCTACATCTATTCAATAAATAAACAAACAAACTGCATGTGCACCTCAATCACAAGGAAATAATAATGGATAACGCTAACAGACTTAGACAGCTTGCTGGTCTTCCTACCAAAAAAACGGCATCAACACCTTCAGTAATTTCTGAAGCAGCAAAGTCACCCAAAGCATTGACCCTTGAAATAGTTACTACGATTGCAGAAAAATGCAAGGTTGATTTTACCGATGCG